CACAGACGGGCACACTTTAACGTACTATAATAATCTAGTTATCAATACTTCAGACCCTGAGGCGTTTTTCGAAGATGATATATACTTTATAGACCGCAAGGTGGCAGAAAATAAGATACTAATAGAATTCGAGTTAGCCCCTGCTTGGGACGTGGAAGGAATTAAACTACCTAAAAGAGAGATTATACAGAATACTTGCTTATGGAAGTATAGAGGAGGAGAGTGTGGTTACACGGGCACCCAGTACTATACTAAAGATGATGAGCCTACTTCTGATGCAACAAAGGACTACTGCGCTAAGAAGCTTACAAGCTGTGAGCTGAGGTTTGCAGAACCTTATGTTTCAGCAACAACTGAAGCAGCTTGTGTGCTTGAAAACCACTACTGGAATAGTTCCACAGGAAGCTGCTGGAACTTAAACAAGGCTATACTACCTTACGGGGGCTTCCCTGGAGTAGGGCTGGGACTACGAAGATGATATCAGATAAAACCAAAGAGGCTATAGAAGAGCATGCTGAGTACGCGTTTCCCCAAGAGTGTTGTGGTCTGCTGCTAAATATTAAGGGTAAGCAAAAGTACTTTAAGTGTAAAAATATAGCAGAAGGCCATGAGGAGCAGGACTTTGTACTAGACCCTTATGATTACGCAAAAGCTGAAGACTTAGGAGAAATACTGGCTGTTATACATAGCCACCCAAATGCGTCCTCCACCCCTAGTGAGGCAGACAAGGTTTCCTGCAGTAGGTCAGGACTCCCTTGGCACATAATCTCTTGGCCCGCAAAAGAGTGGTCGAAGTTACTCCCGGAAGCCTACTCTGCCCCTTTAACAGGGCGAGTATTTGCTTACGGGGTGTTAGATTGCCAAACCTTATTCATAGATTACTATGAGCAAGAATTCGGTGTTAAGTACAAGATGTTCCCTTCTGAGTACGATTGGTGGGCAACAGGCAAAGACTACTATGCAGACAACTGGGATAGCTGGACTGAGGGGGATTTTATAGAGGTTAAAGACCACACAAAGATTGAGAAACATGATGTAATATTAATGAAGGTACTATCTAATGTTTCTAACCACTTAGCTATCTACTTAGGTAATAATATGATACTACACCATTTAATGGGGAGGCTCTCTACAAAAGATATATATGGAGAGGCATACCAAAAGAACACCACACATGTATTAAGGCACAAATCATTATGTTAAGAAAAGTAACATTATACGGGGACTTAGGAGAGAAGTTCGGGAGGGAGTGGACGTTAGACGTGTCAAACCCCCACGAAGCAGCAAAGGCTATAGAGGCCAATATGCCGGGGTTTTACGAGTACATTATGGACAGAGAGTACCACGTTACCTCTGCAGAAGAATACTTAGGGCAGCAGCACTTAATGGACCCTCTAGGTTCGAGAGACCTAAAGTTTATACCTATTATTAGCGGCTCTAAGAGTTCTGGAGTAGGCATGATACTACTAGGGGCTCTTATTGTATTTGCACCTTATTTGGCAGGGCTAGCTACTGGCGTGGGCACTGGCTCAACATTTGCTAGTACCTGGGCAGTCGGCATGGGTACCTTTGGTGTTGGGGCAAGTACTGCGGTATCTTTGTCATCTTTTGCTCTTCAAGCGGGAATGAGTTTAATGATGTCAGGGATAGCGCAGATGCTGGCCCCTAAGCCAAACAAGCCTCAGACTAGTGAGGTAAACAACGGGCAGTCTTACAACTTTAATGGCCCAGTAAATACTTCTGCACAAGGACTACCAATACCTTTGTGTTACGGAGAATTAATAGTTGGTGGCGCTCTTATTAGCGCCGGAGTAACTACGGAGGAAACAGATGGCCAGTAATAACGTATTAAGAGGCTCAGGTGGTGGAGGAAAAGGCGGAGGGTCTCCTCGACAGGCAGTTGAGGACCCAGATACTCTCCATTCTGTACAGTACGCCCAGGTTTTAGACGCAGTTTCTGAGGGAGAAATAGTAGGTCTAGTAGCCGGCCATGAGAGTATCTTCTATAATGAGACCCCTCTGATGAATACTAACGGTACTTATAACTTTGATAATGTTAAGACATACTCAGTTATGGGAACAACTGATCAAGAGGTGATTCCGGATGCGGGCAGTATTAGGGGTCAGGAAGCTGTGCAAGCTGAAATTAAAAAAGGAGTGGGAACCGCTCCTCCTATTACTATATATAATGGAGACCTAGATGCTATAGCAGTAACTATCTCTTGTAATCAGTTGACGACTCAAGATAAGGAAAATGGCGATATACACGGTGCAAAGGTAGACTATGAAATCTACCTTATGTATAATAATGATAGTAACTGGCATAAAGTTGTATCCGCTTCTTTCGATGGAAAGACCACGTCAAAGTATACTAGACAACACAGAATTAACTTAGATAAGACGATTTATAGCACTGAAGTTACTATAAAGATACTTAGGCTAACGGACGAAGCTAGTGATAGTGCTTTAAATGATACTATTTACTGGGAAAGTTTTACCCGTATTATTGATAACAAATTAAGATACCCGCATACTGCTTTGATAGCTACTCAAATTAATGCTAGGCAGTTCAGTAGTATACCTAAGAGAGCTTACCATATCCGAGGCATAAAGTGTAAGGTTCCTACAAACTACCACGGATATGATCCAGACACTTTAGCAGCGGGGGACAACCTATATTCGGGGCACTGGGACGGCACTTTCAATAATGTAATGTGGACCAGCAACCCTGCGTGGATCTACTATGACATAATTACCAATAAACGTTACGGACTCGGGGAGTACATTAGAGGTACGCAAATTGATAAATGGGCCCTATACCAGATTGCAAGATACTGCGACGCAGTCGATGATGCAGGAGACTTTGTAGGTGTAAAATCCGGATTTAAAGACGCTGCAGGTGCTACCTTGTTGGAGCCTAGGTTTGCGTGTAACGTGTACATACAGGACCAACAAGAGGCTATAAAAGTAATACAAGATTTAGCCTTCGCATTTAGAGGGCTATCTTACTGGGCTAATGGGCAATTAGTGCCTGTACAAGATTCTCCAAAAGAGCCTACTCAATTATTTACCTCCGCTAACGTATTAGGAGGAGAGTTCTCTTACTCAGGTACTTCACAGAAGGCACGAAAGACCGTGGCTTTGGTGAACTGGAACGACCCTGACGACTTCTATAGAAGAAAAGTAGAGTATGTTGAGGACAGGGAAGGAGTAGATAGATACGGTATACGTAAGACAGACATTACATCTTTTGGGTGTACTTCTAGGGGGCAAGCACACCGAATAGGTACTTGGACTCTACTAACCGATACTCTAGAGACAGAGACGTTAAGTTTCAAGTCTGGCTTAGAAGCTGCAGTACTACGTCCGGGAGACCTAATAAAAGTACAGGACCCTACTCGCTCTGGCAATAGATACGGAGGGCGAATTAAGTCGGGCTCCACCAAAACAAATATTATATTAGATAGTGCTGTACAGATGCTCCCCGGAGCAAACTATACATTAAATGTAATACACACAGATAAAGCGTGTTTAAAGCCTCAGGAGTCTTCTCCCGGGGTGGCTCACCCGCACGCAGGTGAGCTTTATTACCCTACCGCTCCTGTAGCAGGTCTTGAAGCTAAGGAAGTTTGTATAAGTGACGGAGGCCAGTGGGCTCCTTATTTATTCGTAGAGAATTACCCTGTAACTATAGACAGTTTAGTTACTGAAGACATAGACTTAGATACCGAAATTAGTGCGTCTGAGGGGGGTACAGGAGTACCTGGGACACCTTTCTCAATATACGATAGCAAGATGTCTTTTTCTAGTAAGTACCTGGGACGAACTGTAACTAATAAAACTACAGGAGCGACCGCCACTATTACTAATATAGTTGCAGACCATGAGGTGCATGTAGATGTCACGTCTTTTGCCTCGGCTCCTGATAGTATAGAGTACCATCATTCTTTGACTAACGAACCTAAAGCAGATTATATGTGGCTGTTAGAAGAGACAGGTGTAGTAGACGCGCAGGTATGGCGCACTGTCGGGGTTAAAGAGTCAAAAAAGAATGAGTATGAAGTACTTGCCATGGAGTACCATGAGGATAAGTACCGCATAATAGAAGAGGGACTAGACTTTAGTGATCTAGACGAGAGAAATATTAGCAATGTTCCTAATATTCTAGTAGCTACACCGCCTCCAGCGGACCTAGACGTGTACGAGACTTCGTACGTAGGGTCAGATGGTCAAGTACGTAATAAAGTTATTATTCAATGGCAGGCTCCAACAGATTACCCTTATATACGCTTGTACTCTGTAAAGTATCGTGTTAATAAAGGTACTTGGGTAGACTTGCCAGACACCGAATTTTTAAACACAGAAGTATTAGACGCTCCTAAAGGTACCTACGAGGTAAAAGTAAGAGCTCAGAGTATTATAACTAATAACGTTTCTATGTATGTGCAGGTATCAAAAACGGTACTAGGACTAGCTAAACCGCCTTCATCCGTTACCAAGTATTGTAGTGGATTAACGTACGCTAGAACACAGTCTGATTGTGAGGGCCAAGGTAGATGTAGTACGTTAGATGGCTCTTCTATACTAAATAGTGAGGCCCTGTGTACTGCACAAAGTCCTATAGACCCTGCAACCGGAGCCATCGTTTCAGACGAAACTAGGTGTGGTGATTTAAACCATAGTTGGGTATCTAACGCCTGTGTAGGCCAATGGGTGTCAGACGGCAACGTGTGGACTACAGACTCTTCTAAGTTCACTATAACCACAGATAAAAGTACTGGTACTAGACTGGACTGGGAGCCTATTAAGGATTTAGACCTAAGGTACTATGAGATACAAGAAGGGAGTACTTGGGGAGACGCCTCTAATACCGTATTACTAAAAGAAAACTCTCTATCATTTGGAGCAGAGGGGGGTTGGTACTTAAAAGCGGGAACACATAACTTCCTATTGAGGGCAAAAGATACAAGTGGGGTGTACTCTACGTATGATGCAGAAGCTTCTATTGAAGTCACAGTTCCAGACCCTGCTACTTCTTTAACCTACTCTTTCGTAGGTACAAATGTTGTTATTAGTTGGGTACCTGGAGTAAATAGCTTTTATAAAATTAATGAATATGACATTAGATATGGAGATACTTGGTCATCTAATTACGCCGCCCGAATACACAACCTAGGGGCGCCCAGCATTAGCATTAATGTAGGCTGGGGAGGTACTAGAAAGTACTGGGTAGCTCCCGAAGATATGGCAGAAAATTATGGCGCACCAGCCAGTATAGACATTTTAGTGGAG